GGTAACCATATAACTCCTTACGTCAAATATAATATAATATGCAACACAGGGGTCCTGCCCCCAGGTTTTACCCCAGGGGCAGGATGCCTGCATCACTCGCTGTCGTCCTCCATCAGTTCGAGGAGAGAGGCGAAGAACTCATCGTCCCCATCCTCCTCATCACCCCAAGCCTGAGGCTCAGGAATGGAGGGAACCTCATTGTCGTCAATGAGCCCGTATTCGTTGAGCCCATCGATGACGAGGTCCATGACCGACCTGCCGTTGCCCGGCTGGAAGATCAAACGGTCATAGCTGCCATACGGCTTGCCATCTCTCGGGCACAGAATTGAGTGCCAGAGAGCAACAGCCTGCTTGGGAGCCTGATCCATCTGGTCTAGCTCAGCAACCGCCTCATCGACCACTGCACGCATCGTTGCATGCTTAGCCTTCAAGGCGGAGATCTTCTTGATGCCCGAAGGCAGTCCGTTAATATAACCGAACTGCTTATCGACACCAGCCAACCTCACCTCATACTTCGAGGCAAAGTCGATAGCCCAGCGCTTTGGCTTAGGCCCAAGATCCCGGACACGCCCTACGACGGGAACAACATGTCGCATCTGAAGCGACTTCTGCATCACCGTGTTGTAGATGTCCTTGATCGCCTTACGGTATTCCTCCTGGAATTCCGAATAGGGACCGAAGACAGCGTGTTCCATTGCTGCCTCACGATCTTCACGACCGGCAAAGCGGGGGACCAGATACTGATCCACCTCATTACCAGCATTAAGCAGGCGAAGAGCATCACCGGAGATATTGGATCCGATGTTCTTGACTGCGTTGAAGATCGCAGGGTCGGACAACTGCTGGACACCATCGACCAGCTGCTCGAAGCCCACCTTCAGTGAGGGCGGAAGATCAACTCCACCAGAGCCAATCCACGCCATCAGGGCATTTGCAGCTTGACCGATACCCGGGTTGAACTGCTGTGCCATGATCTGACGGTAAGCATCGTCAGCAGTGAAAGAAGCCTTGGAGTAAACCATGTTACTCTTTAGCTCGCCTTCAGTGGCCAACAATGTAGCAGGCGTGGGCAGTGTCGCCAAGTCCACAATCTCAACATTGTCGAGGTCACGGAACTGCCAAGGTGCCTTCAGGATATCCTCCATCTGCACCATGACATACTCACCGATGCCATTTGGTGAGCGCAGCAGACACGCCATGTAAGACGCATCATCTGCACTCGTGGCAATCAGATCGTTCTTGCCGATCACGCCAGCTTCCCTCATCATTCGAGTGGAATCTTCCGAAGAAGACCACACCTTGATGAGGTTGACCTCTGCCGAGTCATCGAAGTCGGCTCCCCCCATGAGGGAAAGCATGTCTTCGATACGGTTGTCAGGCAACACAAGCCCGATTCCTCGGACCATGTACGCCTTCTTACCATCCCGGCGAGTCTGGAAGTTGCCCACCTTGGTAAGGGAGCCATGGCTAATGAAGTATGCCACGAAGGCATTGGACTTCGGTAGCCACATGCGACGAGCATAACCCTTCGCATCACCCTGGAAGCATCCCTCGTCAAAGAAACGAGACATGCGTCCAACGACAGCTCCCATAGCCATCCGCACAACATTCTGTGCAGCACGGATGTCAAGGCCAGCAGCTTGCCAGCGAATAGGAACAGAGTCCAGATCCGAGAACTCATCCCGGATAGACCCAAGGTCCTCCTCATGCATTTCTGAGGAGTCTAGGAGCAGCCACTCAGGCAGCACACCTTCATTGATCGACTCCTTAATGGTGTCGACCAGTCGGGTAAGATCCCGGGCCCGATGCTCATGGGTCAGAACCTGTGGGTTCATCACCATACGCTGGATGTCCCAGGTAGCCTGGTAGGTGGGGTGCTTCAACTCAGCCGTAGCCATGATGAAGTGCTCCGTGGCCCGCACCTCGTCCTTGACATTCTCAGGGACGGTAATAATATCATACCCTCCCATGAACTTGTCATCTCGGACGATAGCGTGACCCTTGATGAGGCCACCGTTAGGCATGAACTTCATCCAGCCTGGTCCGAAGACCAGACGGAACGTGCCCAACAGCTGCTCCCGACCATTGTCGATATCATCGATCAGATCGAGAGCACGGGCAGGATCACCATGCTCGGAGAGCATACGATAAACGAAGCTCTTCGAGACGTAGTTCATCCCGTCCCTGCCTGTAGGTGTGACACCTTTGGGTGTCCGGACCTTCACCCGTACAGAGTGCATATCCTCGGTATAGAGGAACATCTCTGCTGCACGGGAGATCTCATTGGCCCGCTTTGCCGACTTCGGCGCATGGACCAACTCGATACCAAGAGGCTTCAAGCCCCAATCATTAACTCCATCAATCTGCAGGAAGAAGGAGCTTCCAGCATTGGCCCACGCGAACGTAGCCTTTGCCAGAGCCTTCTTCCAGCTCTGATGGAACTTCTTGAGTTGCGCCTCGGTTGCGTGAGGACCGGGGTTGATGCACCCGTTCTCCACGACATTGAGGCGGAACTTCAGGTCTTTGGCTTCCGCACGCTTGGTGAGCATGTGGAAGAGCCAGTGACCTGACTCGATGGCGAACAGTTTGCCACCAGAGGACAGTTCAGCGACGTTGTTGCTGTCACTGGACACCTCGTGTGCATCCTGCTCACCCTGGACAGCGCCGTTTGTGACGACGCGCACCTCGCCAAAGACCCGATGGGTCCTGACGAAGTGCAACACACGGGAGATTGCTCCCATATGTATCACCTCCATGGTGATTGTGTCTGCTAATTTAATTATACGCCAGCAGACGTTAGGCGCAGTGCCCCAGGTGGAGTCGAACCACCTTGCGACCATCAGGGCTCTGGAAGTATTATTATTCACCCCTCCAGAGGGCATATCCCACTTCTGTTGCCACGCTATGGGACGCGCCGAATCTTATTCATGCACCAGCAAGAGTCACTTGGACTCAGCCTTGGCGCGGTTGGCCCGCATGTTGCAGACCTTGACCGCAGCCACGGTGGGGTGCTTGACCTCAGTCTTCACCCACTTGCCGTCGACCTGCTCCCACTTCGAGCAGTTCGCGCATGTGATACCAGCCATAATGTTTCACCTCCTTCTGAGAAACTAAAGGCCGATACGGATAGCCTCTCAGCCCTGACAACCGCAGTTGCCGGGCCGAGAAGCACGCTCCTCCCTGCGTCCCTGCTCAATGAGAGCAAGGACTTCCTCCCAGGTAAGCTTCCTCTCGAAGAGGTTGCCCTGGACAGGAGATGCAGGGGGAATGATGCGAGCACGTGCACGAGCGCGGATACGCTCAGCACAATGCTCACGGTGATGGGGACATCCAAGCCCGTTACTACACAGCGTCCCCTTTGCTGTGCGGGCATTGCATTTGGCCATATTTCCTCCTTTAGGCCAGGCTAGAGGCCGATCCTCTACCCATAAAAAAAGACTAAAGTCCTATTTAAATACCATGCGGTACGAATGTGATGGGCATTTTGCACCAACGCCCAAGGTGAAGCCTTTTTCAGCCTTGCTCAGGGCCATAATTACATTAACCATCGTTTGCCCTATAAAAGGGCAGCTTTGCTGTCTCACATTGAATCTTTCCTTTCCTAGAGAGAGGATCCCTCTATTCGTAAAAACCAGGGTAGTCCCCAGGGTCCGAAGACCCCAGGGACACCCCCTCAGACGAGAGTCAGCTGCAGTGCTCAGTGCACAGCAGCTCGAACCCTTCGCCCGAGTCCCCACCAATCCGGCATGCCCAAGCATTACCGAGAATGTAATTGGTGAGGTGGAGGTCCGTCCTGCACTTTGCGCAGTACGGATCAACGACCAGCGCTTCGATGAAGTGCCGGACGTCCAGGTCCAATTCCATGAACCATGGATACTCCTTCTCCAGATGTATGTCGACCTCACAGCGAAGCCATGAGTAGACATACTCCTCCCCCCGTAGAGCAAGGAGCCTACTGACACGCCAATTGACGTCGTAGTATTCCCCCTCCTCAACAGTGAGAATGGTGGATAGGAGCTTAATGAGCCAAGACATGACCCACCTCCAGTGCCGCTTCGCTCGGGATTGAGCTGGGCAACGACGAACGCCCATGAATAGAGGCCGATCCTCTATTCGTAAAAAAAAACCAGGGTAACCCCCAGGGTCCGAAGACCCCAGGGGCACCCACTCGGGCGGGGATCAAGCAATCTCTGCGGCGTGAACGTCGCAAAGAAGCTCGAAGCCCTGCTCCGAGTTGCCACCGATACGGTACGCAGTTGCGTCACCGATATCAGTGGCTTGGAGGTCCTTCCCGCAACACTTGCAGGTCGGATCTACGAGCAGCGCCTCATAGAAGCGACGCTCGCCCAGGTCCTTCTCCAAGAACCCGGTGATCTCCTCATCCAGGATGATGTCACACGTCAGCCGGAGCCACGTGTAGACCTCATCCTCATTCCTTACCTGGAAGAGGGTCTTGACGAGCTTATGCACGTCGAGCTCCTCCTCTTTGGTAAGGACGGACAGGAGAGTGATGAGCCAATCCATGACTCACCTCCTTTGTCACTTCGCTCATTGTGAGCTGGGCTGTGACATATGCCCATGAATAGAGGCCGATCCTCTATCCATAAAAAAAAGGGTGTTACCCCGAGGACCGACATTTCTGCCGATCCCCGGGGAACACATATGATCATCCCTCAAATACGATTATTTGATCAGGATAAACGGTTGACCCGTGGGTTTCACTGAGTTTGTAAACGATGTCACCAATGGTGCCGTCACAGTACTGCTCAGCAATACCCCACAGGGTCTCGCCGCTGCGTACAATGTGAGTTGCAGGCTCACAGCTGTACGATGGCTTCATCATCATAAGAATAACAAATATGATGATAGGAGTCGCCACAATGATGCGGCGGAGTGTATAGTTGGGTTTATTCTTCATGATCCTCCAATCATGTTGTTGTTTGGGTTGAGCAGTTTAAGGTCATGCTCAGGACCGTCTGATAGTGAATTATCGTACGCGTTGCGCTGCGCACAGGATGCTGTTCACATCCTTCTTCTGAGTATAGCCATACTGTTGCTGTGCATAGACCCAGCTTTTGGCTAGTGTCATGTGTGTGACAGTCTGCAAGGGGAAGTTATATACAATAACTTTACCACCGTCTTTTACATGCATCTGTCCACCATTCCAGTGATACACTCGCCCCTCTTCAGCTGCACGACATGCATCATCCACATCAGCTCTTACCATTGGCACTGTCTGGTCTTTACCATACTCTGCTGAAGAGCGGATGAATTGCCTCATGTTATCAATGAAGGTGTGCTTCACTGCACGAGGATCTTCGTACCGCTCAAGGTAAGCAATGCTGTCATCTTGTGAGAGATTGATGACCCTCTTGTCTTGCAGATCGACCATCTTCACCATGTAGGTGTAGCGGTTGACGATGTGGGTGTACGCCCCGTTGCTGTGGCAGAGATCATAGTTTCCCTGCAAGGCGGTGATCATTTCGTCGATCAGGGTGAATGTGATGTTATCCATTATAATGTACCTCCTAGGTACGGTTAGTTGTCTGATAGTGATCGGTTTGCCATCATCAGTGCATGAGTAACCAACTCATACAGACCCCTGTTGTAGGGGTTTCGGCATTACTTACATACGACCTTCGCGCTCAAGACGAAGACGTGCTTCACTTGCCTTGATGTGCTTGGCCCATTCTTTGTTATCCTTGTGGTTGTTGATTGCAGCTGTGATTCCAGCAACAATGGCAACGGTGATGATGAAGATGATGAAAATAAACATGATAATGTACCTCCTAAAGTACAGAGTTAGTGTGCCCCATGCCCGGGTGGGCTCGGTAAAAGTTGAAAGCAGCACATATACTCACTATTACCCACTCATAAATTTTCCTATTTTTTACCAGGGTATGATTTTTTATATACGTTTATATGGCTACAGGGGTTGTCGGCCCGCAAAAAACAAGGTAAGGTCTCTACTATGCCTAGGAGAGAGAATATTTCTCAGAAAATCTGTGTTACAGGTTGCGAAGAGGTAGAATCTCTGATAGACATACAGATACACCACATGGTGTAACATAAAACCATCACACCAATGCTTAATCAGCTAAGGAGAAATAATGAACACATATATGGATTGCCCACACTGTGGATCTGAGTTTTCAGTATCTGAAGATATTGCCTACTCTAACCTCAGATGTCCTGATTGTTTAAAGTGGTTTAACTCTATGGACGATCTAATGGACTCACGTATGGCCTACGCTGGTTACGCTTCATACGGTGATTCTGAGTATGATGACTACGGATATCAAGAGGGATATGATTACTGATATCAATTGTGATATAATAATGGAACTCGCTTGTATGTGAGGCTCCTTCAACAAGATAAAAGGGGTACGGATCCGATTATTGGTTCCGTACCCCTTTTGTTTGTTCTCCGGGCCATTTGTGATCTATTTCACGATGTAGTCTAGGAATTAAGTCTCTACAATTATTGTTGAGGTTTTAGTGGTAAATACAATAAAGGAGACTCAACAATGTTGAAAAAAATATTCCGCGAAAAGAAAAGAACGAGAAGGGCTACTTTGCCCCCTCAGTACAAGCACATTACAAACTTAACAGACGAAATCGAACGCCAGATTTATCTCTACAAGCGTTCTGTGTGATTAGAACTCGGTAGGGTCAATCGTAATTGTTGCGATGTCTCCATCATTGGAGAGTTCGGCTACAACGGTCTGAATGTCTTTTTCGGCAATCTCTGCGATATGTAAAGCCATATCCCATTGATCTGGAGTGAAGACAGACATGACCACAAAGCCCTCTTCAGTGGTGGACATCGTCAAAATTCTTTCTTCTTGCTCTTCATCCATAGTATGTGTAAACTTTGAGAACTGTCCGTCTATTTCTTCTAAGTTAGACTCTTCAATCATTTGTAAGAGTTTCTTAATAAAGTCCATAACCACTCCCTGAACTAGGGCATATTGGTTATAGTACTGTATTTAGATCATCAAACAACCGAATCATTTCCAAATAAAAGACTACAGTCCTTTGGGGAGACATTAGTCATCCCTATTATTTAAAAAAAATTCGTCGGCGGCTAAAGGTTCTTCCCAGTATTCACCGCAGTCTCGGCATGTAGTGCAGGTCATCTCCTCTTCGTCCTTGTTTATTTTCACAACAGTAACAAAGTTGGGAGGCAGTGAGCACTCCTCACACGCCATCTGTAACAGTTTGCTGTTCATCTTCCTTACCCTTGATTAGGTTTATTAGTTCTGGATCTTCTTTTATCTTTTGTATAGCATTATCACGACCCTGGGCATAGTTTTCATCGCCATGATACACCCAGGCGCCTTTTTGACTTAAGATACCCTTAGATATAGCTACATCGAATAAACAGCCATATTCATCGATACCTTTAGCGTATAAGATGTTGAATTCCACTATCTTCATTGGTGGGGCCATCTTATTCTTGATAATCTTAGCTTTTACGCCAATTCCAACAGAATTACCCTGCTTGTCTTTTAGGTCTTCTCTTTTTCTTACATCAATTCTGACAGATGAGTAGAACTTAAGTGACATTCCACCAGGAGTAGTTTCCGGATTGCCAAACATAACACCAATCTTATTTCTCAGCTGATTAATAAAGATTATAAGTGTATTATGCTGTGCAGCCAGGCCGGTCATCTTACGCAGTGCTTTGGCCATCATGCGAGCCTGTAGACCCATATGAGCCTGCTCCATCTCGCCATCAAGCTCTGCCTTTGGCACAAGTGCTGCAACAGAGTCAATAACGATAAGACCAATCTCACCAGTGCGTAATAGCTTGTCCGCTATGTCTAAACCCTGCTCTCCATGGTCTGGTTGGGCCAGCAAGAGGTTATCCAGGTCTATCCCTACCTCTTTCATGTAAACTGGGTCTAGCGAGTGTTCTGCGTCAATATAGGCGCATGTGACGCCCATCTGTTGCGCCTTAGCTACAGTGGTAAGTGCTATGGTAGATTTACCAGATGATTCTGGTCCGTATATTTCTACTATTCTACCTTTTGGTAGGCCACCGATGCCAAGAGCATGGTCTAGCGTGAGGGCACCAGTCGGAATTGAATCCCAAGGCTTGACATTGGTGGATCCAAGCCTAATTACGGATCCTTGTCCGTATTGTCTCTGCAGTTGCGCTATTGCAACTTCCAGAGCTTTATTTTCTTCAGTCATCAAAAAGCTTTCCTTGACTATAGTTCACGCGCATCTGATTGATACACTTGGTTATGATTATATCATAAAAGTCATTGTGAAACGACTCCAATTCGCCCACAATCAGCTTCATTAGGTCATCTGCTGCGTCAGGCGACAGCTCATAAAGAATCGATGCTCGCTCACACTCGTCAATCATATCCTGAAACAAAGACTGTATTTTCTGCATTGATTTTGCGATCTGTTTATCAATTATCGGTAGTGCTTCATTCATAGCTTTTTCTCTCTTTGTGGTATAATGGTTACTATATTTATATTATACATTAAGGAGTTATTTTGAGCAAGTCTGATAATGATCAGCATTTAATGCTGGCAATGTACCTACTAAAGAATAGATTTAACACACCATGGGACCTACTTAAGTACTGGGGTGCCTTTGGACCATGTATTGAAGAGTGCCCCAGTGTGGAGAAGATAGAAAGTTTTGACGAGGCTTGACAGGCATGATAGAATGGTCCTAAGCCCCCTACCCCCTACCCCCTTTACTATATAATATATATAATATATATTAATATAATACTATATACTTATATGCGGAGAAATTAAAAATGCAGATCTACCAGATACACATACCGGAGTTACACACAAGCGTAAAGTTTAAGGTACTCCCTGTCGATGATGTTCTGGAATTCGTATCTAAGCATAAGAGAAAAAGTGAAGAGAATTTAAGAAAAGAGATTCTCCAGACGTTTGTATATAATCTTCATACAGATATAGCTGAATCCTTAAACATGATGTCCAGAACGGCTGCAGAACGTGCGCTAGAGGCTTTGTACGCTGGAGCGATAATGTTAAATCCTAGTTTGGATCCTGAGTACTGGATCACAATGGCTTTTAGTACGGCCCCTATTGTGCCGGTCTTCGATCAAGATGATGATGATCCATACTTTGAGGTTAAGGAATTTATTAGAAGACAAAGAAAGAAAACTGATCAGCCGGTAAAGAAAAAGCCGGTTAAAATGACAAAGCAGAAGTTTTTAGGGCTTGAAGATCATCTCAAAAGTAAAGTTATAGGACAAGATCCTGCGGTAGAAGAAGTTGTCTCAGCCTTAACTAGGTCGCAAGCTGACCTTCAAGATGATAATAGACCTTTGGGTGTATTCTTGTTTGCCGGATCTTCTGGCGTTGGAAAAACTCATTTAGCTAATGAGCTACATAAGTATATGTTTGGAAACACATCTCCTATGGTCAGAATAGACTGCGGTGAATTTCAACATAAGCATGAAAATCAGAAGCTTACTGGTTCTCCTCCTGGATATGTAGGTCATGATGAAGGTGGGCAGCTAAGTAACCAGATCAAGAATAATCCATACACAGTTGTCCTGCTTGATGAGGTGGAAAAAGCTCACCAGGACATATGGAATACATTCCTTCGCATATTTGACGAAGGCACCCTCACTGATGCCAAGGGTGAGATAGTAGATTTTAAGAATACAATTATCATATTAACGACTAATCTTGGAAACGATAAAATAGTTGATGATATGATTTCAACTGGAACAGGGTTTACTCAAGTTGTTGATTTTGAGAGAAAAACTTCTAAAATCCCCTCTAGGGAAATTGTAACCAAAAGAACTAATGAAGCAGTCAATAAATATTTTAAACCTGAGTTATTAAATAGAATAGATAAGACTATAATATTCAATCACCTTTCAAGAGAAGACTGCATGGAAATAGCTAAGCTTGAAATGCTAGTGACCGCCGGAAAGCTGTCTAAAAAAGGTATATCTATAGAATATACTGAAAATGTTATAGATGGATTAATAAACCTAGGAATAGATACTGTCAGAGGTGCAAGAGGGATATCTCAAGTAAGAAGGGATAATATAGAGACTGAATTAGCTACTGCTATTGTGAGAACGGCTGTACCTAAGGGTACTATATTCCATATTGATTACCTCGATGACAAGTTTTGCTTTGATATTCAAAAGCCTGTCAAAAAAAAGAGGGCTACAGATAAGGAATAGTTTATGTTAGGTGGCTTAAAGGGCGTCGGAAGGGTTATGAAGGGTAGAGCCTCTATGGCAATGAGAGGCGCTGCTGCAGGATCTTCTGGCCAAATGGTTAAGAGTGGAATGAGGGGTGTTCACTCCGCCGAGGATATAGGCAATGCTGGCAGGAGGATATTTATTGATGGTACTCAACCAGCAGGTGGAGCATTAGACACCTTTACTACTACGGCTCCAATGGGAACACCACTACCGGGTAGAGGGTTGGCCTCCAGGGCCGATTACGGCAATGTCTTAGAAGCTAGAAGACAGGCTAAGTTGGCGTCGTCAGATCCAGGTCTCTCCACTAGAGGTAGGGTTAGAACGACAGCAGCAACACGTGGTAGTGGCTTAGAAACCAGGGGCGCATCCCCAATGCCAGGCAGTAGGGTGATGGGTCCATCTACACGCACCCTGGAGACCAGAGGAGTTAGACCTATGCCGGGATCAAGAGTTAGGGGTGCTTCCACTAGGACTCTAGAAACAAGGGGAGTTAGGCCAGCTCCGGGTAGCAGGATGATGGGTCCTTCAGGTCCAGCTGGTGGTAGTTTGAGAAATGTTAGACAAAATGTCAATAATAGTCAACAGGTTAGGGCAGCTAGGCAGCAAGCAGCCGCAAGAAATGCTAGAAGACAAAAAGAAAGAATTATAGGAAATATAGAAGAAAGTAAAGCAGGTAATACTGGTGGTTTTAGGCGTTCTGGGGTTGGAAGACCAGGTCCTACCGCTTCAAGAGGTCCCACTGTAGTACAGCCCACGGTTACCTCTGGTACTGGTGCTACCGCAGGAAAAAGTGTATCTGCAGGAAATCAGCCTAGAAGTTTCAGAAATATGGATCCAAAAACTAGAAGAATGTTAATGATAGGTGGAGCAGCTGCAGTTGGCGTAACTGCAGCGAGCAACAGGAGGGGCGAAGGCACTTCATCTGGAAGACAGTCTATGACGAGGTACTGATATGTCTAAATGGAATCAATATATAGACAGTGATGGTAATTTTCAGTTTGCAAACTATGTTTATAAAACTATAAATGACTTGATGAAAAATTCATTAGATATGGGTACGCTTTTGAGTGATGACCCTCAAAAGCTGAGAGCATATAAAGAGCAAACTAAAAAACTTTTTAAGTCAAAATGGTACGAATTAGCTGAGTCAATGGAGTCAATGGATATAATTGAAAAATGCCCGTGCCAAAGTGATAATAGGGAAGTTTATTGCGAAATTTGTAAAGGCGCTAGATATATTGTTTCTCAGTTCCTAAGTATTGACACAATAAGAGAAGTGTCAGTAATAACCAGTAATCAAAATGAGGAAATTTCCAAAAAACTTCAAATAGCTCTTTTGGAGGTCCTGAATGAAGTGTCCTCGCTGCAAGTCTAAAAGAGAAGTTGTATCAGAATATTATGATTTTGATAAAGAGTGCATGGTCAGAGACGAGTACTGTGCGTATTGTAAAAGTGTAGAGATATTTAAGTTCTATTCTGACAGTAGGACAAAGAGTGAATGGATTGATTTGAATGGGTGACATTGAGAAAGTAGAAAAAGATTCTTTTTTGGAAAAGTTTGAGTCTTTAAGGCCAGATTTATTCTTTCCCGAACATTGGTCAGATGAAGATAGGGAAAAGGTTGTTGAACTAGTAAGACCTCAGAGAACGCGCAATGCGATGTTTTCCTCTATACCTATGACATGCGAAGCAGAGAAATGTGTTTTCGCAGACACTTGTCCACTAATGAAGGAATCCTTAGCCCCAAGAGGAAAACCATGCCCACTTGAGATGGCAATTGTTGCACAGTTCACTAGCGAATATATGGAGCAGCTTGACGTTCATCCAGATAATTTAGTCGAAGTATCTATGGTTAGAGATCTTGTTGATCAAGAAGTCCAGTATATGAGAAAAACAAAACTTCTAGCTAAAGAACATTTTATTCAAGAAAATGTCATAGGAGTGGATCAAGATGGTCAACCAATTTTAAAGAAGGAATTACACCTTGCGGTAGACCTTGAAGATAGACTTCATAAAAGAAGAAAAGATTTAAGAAATCAACTTGTTGCCACCAGAGAGGCTAAAGCTAAAATGGGGCAATCTCAGATTGATAGCGCTCAAGCAATATCTGAGATTATTGGTAAAGTTCAAGAAATAGAATCACAGAGAGAAAAACTTCTGCGTCAAAAGTTAGGTATTCACGATATCGATGAGTACATAGAGGTAGAAGCTGTAAAAGAAGAGGAATGATATGGCGAGAGGGAGGGAAGCTCTACTCAATATTTTCAGTGGACTAAATCTAACTGCAAGAGATTCTTCTGGGGCAGCCATTCTGCCCACAGGATTAAATAGCTTTTTCCAGCAAAGCCCATTAACCTCTGGCGCGTTATCTAACTTCTACGGAAGCGATGCAGCCTTTATGCAGAGGTTTCAGGGGTTTGAGGAAGAATTTTTTAGAACTATTTCTGATTCAACAAACTTAAGAGTTGGTCAATCGGTAGATATCGCAGCGATGCAGGCAAGCGGATACATGGATTTCAATGTTCTAAATGAACAAGCCAAAAGACAATTGAAACAAAAGTTCGGTCGTAATGTTATGGACTTTGGTGGCTTAATCCAGAGGTTTGGTCTTCCTGGGTCTGAACTCCCTAATTCAAACTTATATAGGTCGCCATTTAGATTTAGAACCCTAAATCAAGGTGATAATTTAAGTCCAAGTGTTGCCTTACTTAATAGTTTGACACTGAATATCGACACTACCGGTAGAACTGCTGGTGTGGATTCGATAAATATTGGTGGCAAGATAATGACCAGTAGAAGACTTAGAGAGCTATCCGATAGGTCGGTTTACACTGATATGTTTTCTGGTCCAGGTACCAAAAAAATTATTACATTTGACACTGAGACAACAGGTCTAAATAGAGGTGCTCAAGTTAGATCTATGGCTATGGCTGAGTCTACTTATGAGAACGGAATCCTAAAAAGTGTTTCAAAAGTTGACGGTTTTAACTTCGCTTATGACGCTCCGGCATTAGGTGGCTTGACTGTGGATACATTAAATGGTGGATCTCAAGAAATGAGTAAATTCTTAATGCAGATAGAAGGTGCGGATAAGATAGCGGAAAACCCTGCTCAATTTCTAGATAATGCTAACGATTTTGTTAAAAGAATGTTGGAAGCAGACATGATCGCGGGACATAATGTTGGATTCGATATTGGAATGATGGATTCAACAATAAGGCAAACTGCAGGATTTCAAAATCATGAAATCTTTGGAACCATGGGAAGGTTTTATGAGAAAATAAATGCCGGAGGTTATATTGTTGATACAGCTGACACGGCAAGAAGTTATTTCATAAATCAGGTGGAAGCCGCAACTGGTGGGATAACAGATTTGGACGATCAAGCTCAGAGGTTTATTAAAGGATTATATTCACCTGAATCTTTAGCAAAAGTGACGGTTGGAGGTAGCGCAACGTATGCTGACGTGGGCAATATAGTCACAAATACAAACTTAATTGAATTGATTGAGAATGTTGATAATGGGGTCATAACTCAGTTAAAGCAGGGTTCTCACATAGCTGAAACAGACGTAATACTTCAGTCTTATGTAGCTAATTTTATACAAACCGGTGAACTTAAAATCAGAAGCTTAAATCCAGGAATAGCTTCTACAACAACTGGTGACGAGATAAGGAGGATAGTCGCAAGATCAAGCGCGATAACTCCAACAACCAACATAGCCGATGTCGAGCATATGAGTGCGGCAACAAAAGCATATGCCAAGACAAACGAAGGACTTAAGGGCGCTGTTGCTATGGTCGGGCCTGGGGATGAAAGATCTTTGGGATTGGTAGGTAATATATCTGAGGGTGGTCACTTAAGGTATATGAATGGTGGGTACCAGTATGTAACTGGACAAGGCGCTGGCAATATGGTTCAGGTAGACTCAGGTCTAGCTAGACAGTTCTTGACGGATGTAATAGATTCTAGGTCTAAAAAGCTTATGAGTTCTGGTGTTAATTATATGTCGCAATCAGCTGCAAATCAGATCATGTCTCAAGCAGGCATATCGGTAGCCACCGATCCTGATTCAGCTGCTGTGATTAACGCATTTGGATCTTTTTATGAAAACTATGGATCTGGAGTTAGCCCAGGTGCGTATAGGGATTACAGGGCAGGCAGAGGTACTATAACACCTTTTGGCGCAGGGTTAAATCCTGTTAATCAAGTGACAGCTAGATCTGTCACGGAAGCATTTGCAGCCGCAGGGGATCCTTTGGCTGGATTTGGAGGAGATGTAAGTAGGGCGTTCACTACAGCTTTTGCTAAAGCTACCGCTAAGGTTGGAATGGAAGAAGGCGCAAAACTTGGCTTAGCTATGACTCAGCACGCTGATTTAATGGCTGAAGGCGGTATTGCATACTTTAGAACTATGAACAATAGAGTGGCTGGATTGCCTGGAATAGGTACACCTTCTAGGGTTCAGTTGCCCACGGCAGTAGTTAGGGAGGCAGCTGAAAGAGCAGGTGCTTTTGATGGTGGTTTTGGCGGTTTAACATATTCTTTTGTTGACGAAGGTGAAGATCTTATAACTGCAAATGTAGTTTATAATCCAACAAAAGATTTAAGCTCAGCTCAAAGAACAACTTTTTATGGTGCCATCCAAGACATAATGTCTAATGCACAGGAAGTTTCTAGGGTTACAGGTTTGGAGCAGTCGGAGTTTGATTCTACCTTAAAGGCTTCCATAAATTCTTTCGCCAATGGCGGTGATGATGTAGCCTCAATGATAGATCTTGCTAATGAAAATGGAATACTGATAGGGTCTACAGAAGTAGATAGGTCGCTTCAAGACGAAGTTGCTCAAATGTTGCGTACAGAATCTGCAAATGATGTGAACATGAGGCATATGGCCGGAAGATCAGTCTCTTTAGGTGAAGAGGCTGATAGAGGACTTTTGGCAGTGGCATATTCAGCAGATGAAAAAGCACTAGCAATTTCTGGGCAGGGCCAAAATGCTGCCGATTTAGCTAGGCAAAAAGTTGTTGCGACAGAAAAGCAGGCAGCTATAGTTGCAGAAAATGAGGCAGCTGTTAGACGCAAGGTGGGCAGAGGCCTTACTGGAATGGGCGAGAATAAGTTATTGAATGCATTCGATGCAGTTAGACCAAAAGCCGGACTAATAGGAATAGGCGTGGCTGCTGCAACAGCTGGTTACTATATGAATAAGAGACGCCAAGAAGTTTCTTTATACAACGAAACATTGGAAGCTCAACCATATGAAAAATCTAGAAATACTTATCAGCAAAATAGGTCAGCAGCACAGTTTGTTGATGTTTCATCAACCAGATATGACCCATTGAATACAGCTGGAACAGTAGGGAACTTAGATAGAAGTAAGATAGGGCACACTCACATGGGCAATAGAAAAAATGATCATCTGTTTAGAGGAGTATAATTAAATGTTAGGTGTGGGAAAAAAAATAGCTTCAGGCGCAAGAAACGCAGGTTCTTTTGCATCCGGTGCAGCAAGAAAAACTGCTATTGGCGCCGGAATGGCAGGGGCAGTAGGTTTAGGTTTTGCTAATGAGGTTGGATCAGCAGCAGTTGACGCCAGTATGGATATTGCATTTGGTGCACCCGATGCAGATAGATATTTTACAGGTAGAGAGATTAGTAATAGATATTTGGCTGGCAGATTAATAGGTGGTCCAGTAGGAACTGCAATGCAGGCAACAGACCCATTTACTGCCATGGATTATGCAGGCGGGACGGCGGTACCAGGCGCAACTGCAACAATGGCAGGAGGAGCTATTGGTGCAGTTGGTGGAGGTATTGCAGGAGCAAAAATGGGTGGCCTGAAAGGTGGTATAGCTGGAGCAGTGCTGGGTGGTATAGCGGGTGGATCAATGCCAGCAGTTAATGCTGGCATGGCTGTATCTGCGAATAGAGAGTTTTTTCAAGAGACTGCTTACGGAAGGTCTATGTCTCAAAATAATGCTATGGCGATAAGTGCAGTAGGCGACATAGTGCTCGGAATGCATAACTCAAGGAACGGATACTGACATGCCAATAGACCCAATGACTGGACAATATCTGCCCTATGCCAGCGGAACAGACGAGATGCCCGGACTGGGCATGAGGCTCTTGGAGAACGCTCCGGGAATAACGGCTTCTATTGGATTCAGCTCAAGACGTGGTTCGAACACGATGCTATCAGGTGGCTATCTAAGAGGGGACAATAAATTTGGTCGACCTAAAACGGCAAGAGATTTCGTGGGCTCTTCATCAAGAAGAAATGCCGCTATGGCAGCAAATAAACAGCCTTTTCTTAAGCGAGCATTTGCTAACAATAATCCCCTAAATCCTAGAAACATGTTTAAATATTCTGACATGAGCGTTTTTGCTGGTCAAAGTTCAGGTATGTACACACCCTTCGCTGCCTCAGGTTTTTTGGGGGAAAGAAAGTTTGTCAAGAATGCCTTAGGTATGTCTGATGAAGCTGGTTCCGTTTTAGGTCCAGGACTTTTGTCAGCAATTAGTGCCGGTACAAGAGTGGATAGAATGGAAAGGAAGGCGGCTGCTAGAAGGGCTCAAGGGAAAAATGTTGGAAGGAGACTAGAAAGAAGATTAGCTAAATCAGATAAGGCTTTAGGAGCTTTAGGGAGAGTAACTGGTGCAGCTCCGGGTATGAGCAGTATACCCTCAGTTAATGCTGGTATAAAGTTGGGAGCAGGCGTAAGTGCTGGTCCAAGCAGTTTTATTGGTAGTGCAGCCCCCGGTAGAGCTGCCAGTAGAGTTGGCGGTAGAGCTGGGGCATATGCTTCTTTGCTCGCCGGGCAAGGTACGCAAAAGGCTGCTGGCTTTGTACTGGGCGCTGCTGGTAGTAATATGAGTTATGCAACAGGATTTGCCAAAGAAGGTGCAGATAATGCTGTGAAGATGTTTGGTCAAGCATTAGGGGGTAGGCAAAGAGTGGCTGCTAAAGCCCTCAAGCAGGGAGTTCTTAAGACGGTTGGTGTAAGGGGTACGGCTCAAGCATTAATGACTAAGCAGGGTGCTCAGGTTTTGGGTGCAAGAGCATTGGGATTAGCTATTCCTGGTCTTCAGGTTGTGGCCGCAGCCTCCTTCATGTACGACGTTGGAAAGATGGCTGGGACGGCAGTTAAGGGGTCTATAGATCTAGCTAAAGATTCCATAAAGAGTATGCAAGGATCGTTGTATAAGCCTATGTTTGGTATGGGATACAATGACACCGAAGCAGCTGCAACCTCAAGGGCTCGTGGTGTTATGGCTATACAAAATTCTAGATTAAATGCAAGAAGTATGCTAGGATCTGAAGCAGGTATGATGGCGGCACATTTTGGTTAATTATGAGTGTATTTGACAAGACTAAAGAATTTAGAAAAAGTTTAGAGAAGCTTTCTAGAGAGGATCTTCTCGAAATAATTCGCGCCCAAGACCCAGAATTAATTAAGCAGATTAATAGAATTGAATGGGTTTTTGAAAATAAGCTTGGACATTTAAGCTGGAATGATGGATCTACTGTAATGAGTAGGCCATTAACCAATCAAGAGCTGGCCTTATTGATAGATGAGCCATTTGAAGTAGATAAGGCTCTTTTAGATGCTGGTATTAGCACAGAAAATCAAAGGCAGCTTCATGTGTCTAAGGACAGTGTTACATGGGCAAAAAATTTTCTAGGAGTTAGTCCTAGGGTTTATCAGATTCTAATTCTTAGAGATCCTTCTTTAAGAAAAGTGCTGAGGGCTGGTCGTCGTTTAGGTAAGACTTTCTCCATGGCCATTCAACTTTTACACTATTCTTATACCAGGAAAGACGGAAGGTCATTAGTCGTCGCCCCTATGAAAACTCATGTTGAATTGATTTATCAAGAGATTCTGAGAATTGCGCAAAAGAATGATGTAGTTATGAATTCTATATCAAGAAAAGTGACTAGTCCTCAATTCATGATTCAGTTTTCAAATGGATCAACAATAAGATTCTTTACTTCTGGTATGAGATCGGGCGGAAAGTCTGACGTAGCTCGTGGTCAGGAAGCTCACCTTATTATCTTAGACGAGATGGACTATATGCATTCAGGCGATCTAGATGCTCTGTACGCCATGCTACAGAAGACCGCTGAAGATCAGCCAGATAAAGTGTTGATGGGTGCGTCTACTCCAACTGGTAGAAGAGAAAGATTCTGGGAGTGGTGCAGGTCGGAAAGGTTTAGGGAGTTTTGGTTTCCTTCATACTGTAATCCATTTTTTAGTAAGGAACAAGAAGAAGAGTTTAGGGAGCAGTATTCATCTTCTGGTTACAGGCATGAAATTGAAGCTGATTGGGGAGAGGACTCAGAGGGTGTTTATCCAAGAAAGTTTGTTGACATAGCATTCAAGGATCCATCCTGGGATTATGTAGATGAGGTAACTTCTGCTAGATCCTTCCACACCATAGGTGTTGACTGGGACAAGTATGGAGCAGGAACGAACATAGTTGTTTGCGAAGTATGTTCTGATTCTTATGAAGAAGAGAGATTTAGGGGTAAAGTTAGAGTCTGTCACAGAGAAGAAATAAGTAAGAGTGAGTATACTTTAACTACAGCTGTCGATAGAATTATCGAACTAAATCATCGATTCAATCCAAGACATATTTATGTTGACCGAGGATTTGGTGAAGTTCAAGTTGAACTCTTAAGAAAACACGGTGTAGAAAATCCTAATACTAAACTCAAGGAAAGAGTTAAAGGTATAGGTTTTGGAGAGAGTATTGATGTTAGGGATCCCTATACAAAGCTAATGATAAAAAAGGAAATGAAGCCATACATGGTTGATAACCTCAGGCAATTTCTTGAAAGAGAAAATGTTTGTTTTCCGGAATCAGATGAGCAATTATATATGGAGTTGATTTCATATGTTGTAGTTAGAACCACAGCTACAGGAAGGCCAGTATTTGAAGCTGGTGGATCAGCTATGGATCACGCACACGACGCCCTGATGCTTGCACTGCTTGCTATAACAGATAATTATGGAGACTTAAATAATATGAAGTCTGCTAATTTTTCTGAGTCATTTTCAAATAAGTTCTATATGCCCCTAGCAAATAATAGTGACGATGACGAAGATGATAAGGTTACTAAACAGGTATTGACCGGAAGAGTTTCTTCTATGGGCTCTAGGTCTTCTTTTGCAAGAAGATCAAATAATACTTTTAAGAGATCTATGTTTTAAGGTGAATTATGGCTGGCTCAATTGGATCATACGGTAGTGAAGTTTTCGGGGATTATAAATTTTCCGACTCCTTTACCGACTCATCTACATCTGCAGACAAAAGAAGAAAATTAAATAAGGGACCACTTCTTGAAGACGTAACCTATTTTAGGCAACCGTATTCTATTGAGTACAATGAAGTTGTTAAGCACGTATCTATAGCTGAGAAATCATTGTCTGAAGCAAGAAGTAAAATAGAAAATAATTTATTAAGAAAAATAAATGTAGATCCGTTTCTTACGCCTGAACTTGAAGAGGCACATTTTCGTATTTGGGATGAACTAAAAAGACTATATAAGTCTAATTCAAACAATAAATTAGATGGACTGAATGCCCCAGGATACATATCTTTTGACGAGCTACTCTTTGCAGAAAGAATTGATTCAAGAGCTGGACAGGTTTTAGTAAATGAATATCTTTCGGCAATATCTCACACAACCTTTTCTTACCTATTTGATTTAAGAAGATTATTAAACTTAATCTACAATGAGCTAATCTGTATTAAAAATTCTTTATATACTGATATTGGAGGTGGGTATGATACAGAATCACAGCAAAAAATTGCAGCGCAATATTACTCATGGAGCAAAATGGCGACACATTACGCAGAGAGGGTCTCGAATACAGTCATCACGAAAGCAGTCGAAATCCCCTTATCCGAACTGGATAAGATCTCAGAAAAACAGTCAGCGCAGCTCCAAACTATTTTTGCGATCAAACTAAATGCTGTTGAGTCTGAGGTAAATAATCTTCTATCTTCACTAAAAAGAGATATGGTAGATAATTGTGATATTTTCTATACACAATTTGTGTCCCCTGCTATAAAGTTTTCAAAAAACATAGTTTCTGGTCTTGAGTTAGATTTTACAACATCAAACATGAGAGACGAATTACCATTTATAGCTGGAGAAGTTTATTCTGCCAATACGGTACTTAAAGGAAACTTTTTATCCGTTTTAGCAGACATGGTTGAAAGGGTTAAATTATTTAGAGACAATGCAGATAACGTAATGATGTACGTTAGAGAGAAGAGAAAGTATTCGAACTATATTAGTCAGTTATCTCCCAAGGCGTCTCCCAAGAAACCTGTACTTATTACCATAGATGATGATCCATATTCAAAGAATTTTAGATTTGCTGTTGTAAATAAAAGTCAAAAAAACAACTTTGAATCTAACCACTCAAGTCTAGATGGACTACTGAATAATGATCATCCTCAATATCTTCTAAGAAGTGGAGGAGAGATAAGTGGTGATGTCACATTTGCTCCTGACGCAAAAATCGATGGGATAAAGTTGGCTACCCACGCACACAACGGTCAAGATGGTTCTGTCAGAATTAAGGCTTCTGATATAGATTATACTACTGAAAGATCTTCAGGAGCCGAAGTGGTAGAGAAGCCATTAGTCGTTTCTATAAATCAGTTTATACCTGAAATAACTAATGAAGGAATACATGTATGTGATGTAGTGGTAAATATAGAGTATGATGATAAAAAATTGGGTAACCACGAATTCGAAATAACGTTTGCAGAGGTGCCCTGATGTCTTGGTTTAAATATTTAAAAGATGTTTCTAGTAGCAATTATTATAGTCCGCCGGTAAAAAGAAGATTAAAAAGAATAAGCCCAGTAGAAGACATCGCTGAAGGAACATGGTTATATGTTGATGTTGAGGGTTTAAATCTCAATAAGAAACTTGACTTAGATCTATCTACAACAGATGATTCTAATTCATATGTAGTTGTATATGAAGATGAGGTTTCTGAAAATTATTATAAACCTGTTAAAACTCAGATAGTAGGAAATAGACTTTTCTTTGCAGCCGCAGAAGATCATGCTAGAAATGAAATCATATCTAATACATATATCGTTTATTATATGGCAAACGGGATAAAGGGGCTATCTGCTAATGTTTCAAATGGTGCAACCAGTTATTATTTAGATTCATCGGAATTAGCCGACACATATGTGGCTACAGAAGATGTGCAAGATTTTGAATACATAATCGAGCCTGGATCAAACTCCTATTATAATTTTTCTTTTATAAATTCTTTAGAAACATGGAGAAATGCGTCTTCTTCTCAGGTAGGAGCATCTTTTAATATAATCTTTAGTGGTCCTACTTTATCCCTCAATGGGCATAAGGGACCCAATGGGGGGAAGATAAATGTATCAGTAACCCCTATTGACCCAAATGCGTCGGTTAGCGATAGTAGAGAATATGTATTTGATTGCTATTCGCAAAGTGTTCAAGAAGATGTTGAGCTATTTAGGACGTCTAATCTGAAAAGTCAAGACTATAGGGCATCATTTACCATATCTTCTTCATCTAATATAAATTCCTCAGGAACGTATATTAAAATCGATTCTTATTCTTTTAATTACAATGGATACTTTACTATAGGTGAAGAATTATTAAAGGATGATATTAGGACAATATCTCTGGGAGCTACGACCGCTTCAAGCTCAGTAGTTGGTGGATCTGGTGGTTCAAGTGAAATAATCTATAACAATACATATGAATCGGTTGATGCTAGAGATGTTCTGATTAAAATGTGGATGGAAGTTTAATAATGGCTAATGTAATAAAAACAGTTCAAGATCTTATACCCGGCAAAGAATATATTATAAGAATTAGGGCTAAAAATACAGATTTAAATACTTATTCTAATGCAACTGATTCAATAAGATTTACAGTTCCGCAGGATCAAACTATTCCTGGTCAAGTTCAAAATTTATCACTATATAGTTCTTTTCAGACTGTAATGTTTGTGTATGATTTTAATTCAGAAAATGACATATCTCATTATGAATATGAATTATATTACGGAACATTAACGGCTGGTGAACCGACTGGACAACTACATAGTCAAGGCAAGGCTACTGCTAATGTATTCACTGTTACCGTAGAAAATAGCACGACAGATACGACTGCTGGTGTTAGTGATCCAGTTACTTATTGTGGAAGAATGCGCGCAGTAGATTTGACTGGAAACATTGGTGAATGGTCAACATTCGCACAGTCAGATCAGGACACCCCATTAATAGATGAGGAGTTTATAGCATCTTTAACCGCAGCAAAAATAACAGCCGGAACAATTGGTGCGCATGAGATAATACTTACTCAGTCCGGTACTGTTACTACGTATGATCCACCAGGAAACGTTGCCGTACTAAGGTCATCAAACTTTGCTTCTGGTCCAGCTGGTGCTGGCTGGCTAATCCGTGGTGACGGTTATGCAGAATTTGATTCAACTCATATAAGAGGAAATCTTGATGCAGGCAGTATTACAGTTGGCAATGGAACATATAATTATTGGAATAAGACCGGTGCAGAAAATGATTTTAGAGTCGGTGATTCATCGACCTATGTATTATGGGATAATAGCGCCGGAACATTAACTGTTGCAGGTGATGCATCAATTAGCGGTACGCTCAACTCTGTCGACGGAACATTTAGCGGAACGCTTAGTGCAGTAGATGGTACTTTTTCTGGAACACTTTCTGGTGTAGGTGGAACCTTTACAAGTAATGTTACGGTAGGTTCTCACGCAACAAATAAGATAACTATCGCTTCGGACTCAACTGCTAGCGGAACAAAAATATATGCAGGAACTGGAACCTATAGCAATTCTAATACGGGTTTTTATTTTGATGCAAGCGGTAGATTCTCTATAGGTGATAAGTTAGTTTTTAACCCTTCTAATGGAGCGCTATCTTTAAATGGCAATCCAAATGGTCTTACATCTGATATTGAAATTATTGGAGCAATAATTAAAACAGTAGAAGATACAGATACTGAAGATGGAGTAGCTTTAACCGAAAACGATATTTATCTCTATAATAGAACCAGTAATCAGTCTCAAATAAAATTTCAAGGAAGCACTGCTTACCCAGCTAGCATTATTTCAGAAATAAAAGGACTTCAATTATCAGCAACTACTTCTGCTGGTTCTCCAAAGTTTGTCATTGGAACAGATAGTACCTCTGAAAACTACCTATCATATAAGTGGTACGGGTATAACTCTGCTGCTATAGCAAGATTGTATCAAACCAGTTCTTCTGCCGCTACAATATTTGATCTTTACGAAAATGATTCTGAAATTAGAGTTGGCGAATTAGCCCTGAGAAGTGATGGTGCAAGCAATAATCCTGCAGTCAGATTTAATTCCGATGGCACGACAGCCAATGGTTTATATAGGTGGTCAAACTCTAGTCAACTAGGAATTGCTCATACGTCAACAGATGGAACCAATTTTGTTTCTTCACATGATGGCACTAATGGCGTTTTCATATTCAATGATCCACCGATAACCACATCTGTCTCTGGTTATGGCTTTTTGTTACATAATAACACCTATGGAACCCTTCACAAATACACTTCTTCTAGGAATTTAAAAGAAAACATTGAAAACATAACTGATACAGGAACTTTCTTTGACGATGTTAGACCAGTCACCTTTGTTCCAAAATCCTCTGACCCAGATAATGAGTCCGAAGAAAACAGATCGCTAAGACTTTCCGACGTACAACATGGTTTTATAGCTGAAGAGATATCGGAAATACTTGGTGGCCAATTAGCTACCTATGATCAAGACCTTAATGCCACTGGCTGGAGGTGGCCAGATATGATAGCCATGTGTGTAGCTGAAATAAAGTCTTTGCGTACAAGGGTTGCGCAGCTAGAATCTTCATGATAATATAGATGTCTACAATTAATCTAGGAGATAAAATTGGAAAATTTAGACGCTAATGTAGTAATTCAAGTCTTTAGCGAAAGACTTAATGCTATGACTACAGAAATGGTTGTCAAAGATGCTACTATAAGGCAATTAACTGCTCAGATAGAATCGCTTACCGCAGCAAATGCTACAAAGACGGCGACTACTTCTAGTAAAAAAAATAATGACGAAGAATTTAAGTGAGGTAATAATGTCAGAAATAATTGATACAGATATTGTTGAAAGTTCAGAAGAAAAAGAGTTTAATGTAAATATTAAAGTTTCAAATCAAAACTTAAGTTATAAAAGTGATTTTCAAGAGTCAGAAACAATTTTTTGGCTTGAAGCAGTTAAAAGTCTAATCCTCAAAAACGCTTTTGATAGAACGCAAGAGTCTTGATAAGTTATAAAAAACTTTAGTTTTTGCTACTATTTATAGTAGTTCTATCAGGAGTGTACCATGGCTGTAGTTGATTTTTTACCTTTCAGAAGAGTTGATAATTTTGCTAACAACAATGTTGTAGCAAAAACCTTGGATTCAACAGATATAAAATCCTTAAATAGAGTGATGAAAGTTTCAGCCTTAGCCTTAGGGTATCAGGGAACAACGCTACTCTATAATAAACGTAGTAACTTTGAGCCGTCTCCATACGATTTTGATAGGATTATACAGGCTGTAGATACAGACTCTTATGTGAAGCAGGCTATAGCTAAATATAGAGAACTCTTCTGGAAAGAAGGCTGGGAGATAGTAGGGGAAAACTCGGAAGCAGTAGAGTACTTATATCAAAGAATAGATTACATGGAAATGGCAATGAAAAGGCCATTCTTAGATTTTTTAATAGAAGTATCTGACCAACTCTTTAAGTTTTCAAATGCGTTCATAGTTAAAGCAAGAGGAGATATAAATGAGTATTTTCCTAGCGATTTGTCTGCTATAAATGCTAATCAAACTATTGTAGGCTATTACTTAATACCTACAGAGCAAGTTAGAATACTAAGAAATAAGCACAATAGGCCTCAAGCTTATCAGCAGGCTACCGATCCACTGACCTACTCTCCAAATGACAAGGATCCAGTTTGGGCAGCCGATAGAGTTATCCATTTACACTTTGATAGAAAGACAGGCAGAGCATTCGGTACTCCATTTTTGTCTAATGCGTTAGATGATGTTGTGGCACTAAGGCAAATGGAAGAGGACATACAAAACCTCGTTCATCGCGAGCTCTTTCCTTTATATAAGTACAGGATAGGAACCCCAGAGCAGCCAGCAGAGCCTGATGAGATATCCCAAGCCGCCTCAGAAATAGAAAACATGAGAACAGAGGGTGGTCTAATCATACCCCATAGGCATGACATAGAAGTGGTTGGTGCTGGCGCTGCATCCCTTGATGCTGGTGGCTACCTTGATCATTTTAAAGAAAGAGTTGCAGTAGGCCTTGGTGTTGCACCTCATCATTTGGGTATGTCCATGAATGGTGGGAATAGATCTGTGACCGAAAGACTGGATACAGCTCTTTACGATAAGGTTAAGCAAATGCAAAAAATGTTTGCAGAGCTGATCAGGGTAAATGTTTTTAATGAGCTCTTACTAGAAGGCGGCTTCGATCCAGTTGTAAATCCTTATAGTGATTCTATATCAGATAGATGTTATTTTAAGTTTAATGAAATTGATGTTGATACTCAAGTTAAAAAAGAAACTCATGTTGTTCAGAAATTCGTAAATTCTATGATTACACTTCCTGAAGCTAGAAAAGAACTTGGAATGGATCCTGAGTATGATAAAAATGAGCTTTTCACCGCTATGCAGGCAGATATACAAACACAGATGCAGTTAGACGTTCAATCAGGCAGAGACGCTCAGATGGACTCTGACAAGCAGCAGTCTTCTACTGGTGGAGCCTCGAATCTGCCTAACAAAAGAAGAGGCCCAGGAAATACTGTAAGACCTGCAAATCAGCAGGGTAGAAAGACATCTCCTGACATAAAAAGGTCGGATGCAAATTTATTGTCACTAGTTGAAAATCTTTTAGAAGAAGAGTATACTGTAATATATTCAGAAGAAAGTGAAAGTGAGTAACACTGTGAAGATTACATTAGATGAAGGTCCTTTGAGAGAATACGCCAGGACAGATGATGCAGTAAAAGCCTTTAATTTAGCAGTTGCTAATGGGCAGGCAAGATTAGCTATGGAAATGTTGGTTCCAATTATAAATGCCATAACTGCAGATAATTATCTGGATCCCAAAGAAGAGATTAGTGAAGCACCTAAGGCTGAAGCAGAGCCAGTGAAAAAAGCCTCTAAATCGGTTACACCTAAACCACGTGAAGAGGAAGATCAAAACCTAGAAAAGTAAGATGAAACTACTTATAGGATGCCCTATATATAAAAGGGATTGGATTTTTGATCATTGGATGGCCTGCGTAATCAGGCAATCAATTAACATTAAAGATATAGGAATTATATTTGAAGCATCATCTAATGACGCAGCCACTCTAAGGAAAATAGAACTCTATAAATCTCAGGTACCGTTCGCATATTTTGACGTAAAGATTAGAGAAGATCTTCCTCACTTTGAGCATAAAGACAATGGCAGGCAGTGGACATTGTCAAAGTATGCAAACATGGTTAGTTTGAGAAACTCTCTACTTGAGTCAGCTAGGGAATTGAATCCAGATTTTTATTTTAGTTTAGATTCAGATATCCTTATACAAAACCCTAATACTTTAGAGCTTTTGATGGGACACATCAAAGACGGCGCAGATGCAGTGAATCCACTTATGTTTATGACTCCTGTTGGAACACAATTTCCGAGTGTTATGACATGGAGAGATGATAATCCAGAGAAGGCAACAAGAGAAAGTGATTATCCTATAGGCTCATTTTTTGAGGTAGATGTAATAATGGCCGCAAAGATGATGTCTAAAAGCGTATATCAAAATATAAACTATGACATACATCTTCAAGGGGAAGATCTAGGTTGGTCATTGAATGCAAGAAGCAATGGGTACAAACTCTTTTGTGCCTCTTATATATACGCTCCCCATATAATGTCACCGCTAATGTATGAGGATTTTTTAAAAAACGGTGATACTAGGAAAGAAATGTATCAATTAGTATAAATTCATATAAATTTGTTCAATGTTATTAAAACCAATTTACTATACTAACTGACTTAGGTTAATAAAGGAAGATATTAGATGCCATTCGATTTTGTAGAAAACTTTACCGTAGAACTTCCAGACTTTTCTAAATTAGAAACAGATTTTTCGGAAAGCTTTAATTCTAAGCAAGGCCTTATAATAGAGGTGGCAGCGATCCACGAAGGATTGACCGCTAATTACAACAATTATTCAGCAGAAGAGCTTGAGAAAGCTCTAGAATCCTGGGTTGAGCCATATCCTAAGCCAATAATACTTAATCACGATCTTTCTACTGAGCCTATTGGCAGGGTTATAGCTGCCAGAATGGATAAGGAATCAGATGGTTCATCTTTCGTGAGACTTCAGGTTGCTATAACTGACCCAGTTGCAGCTCAAAAGGTTATGGACAAAAGATATTTGACAGGATCTGTTGGCGGTAGAGCGTCTAAAGCAGTCTGCAGCATAAGCGGTGAAGATCTTGCGCAAGAAACAGAATCTGGAAGGCCTAAGATGGCCAAATATCGTAGAGGTAAGGTCTACAAAGGGAAGCTGGCATATATAGATATGCAAGATATTTCTTTTAAAGAATATTCTTTTGTTAATCAGCCAGCAGATCAAAAGTCTGGAGTTAGATCAACTAAGTTCCAGGACGGAAATGCCGAGGTAGCGGCTACAGACTCTTGGGTTGCAAAAAGCTCAGCTTTTGTACTCCACATGGATAATGAGGACATTATTTCTGTAGAGGAAAATGAATCAATATTAAAATCCATGAAAAAGAAAGACAGCAAGACAACTTATCTTCGTACTAAGGGGGCATTTTTGTCCGCTGTAGCCATTCATGAAAGTGAAAGTGATGTTACAAATAGCGAAACATTACTATCTAATGAAGATCTTGAAATAGAAAAGTCTGAGGAGAATTCAACAATGGACGATATTACCAAAGATGACGATATTCTAGCGGTAGCAACAGGCTTAAGTGAGGATTTGTCAAATATAGCTTCTTCGCAATCAGCTGAAGAGGCAGAAGGTGCTCCAGAAGAAGAGGCTGTATCAGAGGAAGCTTCAGAAGAAGTGGATACTGAAGTGGCTGAAGCTTCTGACGAAGAAGCAGCCGATGCAGCAGATTCGGATCCCAAAGAGGGCGAAGAGGAAGCAGCAGCTGCAGAAGAAATCTCTACTGACAATCCAGAAGAGGCGGATGTACAAGATGTAGATTCCGAAAATGCTGGAGAGCCAGAAGAGTCATTAGCCGAAGAGGCTGATGAGGTTCAAGAAGTGACCGAAGAGGAGAGTCTCACCGCAGAAGAAAGTGCTGATGAGCAAACCGATGAGGATCAGTCAGGCGCAACAGCCCTTCTTGAAGAAGAGATTCAAAGCCTTAAGGCTGAGAACTCCAAGCTCAAAGCAGCATTGCACATGACTCTTGTTGAAAGAGTTGTGGATACCAAGGTTGCTCTTGGTTTAGCTGAAGCAGAGCAAAGAGAAGCGCTTATTAACGAGCATGCCTCAAGAACAGCGTCATCTCTTGCAGATAGTCTTAGAGATATGGCTACAATGCCAGCAGCTAAAGGAAAGAAAACTGTTGATACTATTGAATTTGATGTTGATACAGCTCAGGTGAATGAAGAGGTTAATGTTACTACACTAGATGTGGAGGAGCAGGAATCTGCTGATCCTGAAGATTCTTTCGAGCAAGTTTTGGTCGATACTCTAATGGGCAGACGTAAACTCTGAAAACTAAGGAGAAAATAAAATGAGTTTAGCAAAATTCCGTAAGGTACATAGCAAGACCGGTGCAGGTCGCTTCGTAGTTTCTGAGGGTGTAGCCCCCAGCGCCTACCTACTCCCTGACCAGGGTCTTCCCACTTGGTACTATGACAGTGAAGATGATCGCTTTGAGATCGTAATCACTAAGGGTACAATTCTTTCAGTCGTTGCCGACTCAAA